TGACGGCAGCGTGCGCTGGGCCATATGGCGGTATATGGACATTACGTGCTGACGTTATGATATAGGATTTTTTTGAACATTTTTTTGAGGGGCAGTCCGTCGTGATGACGTGCTTCCCTTTTTTTTGTTGTATTTTTAATTTGATTCCTTCCTTCTTACTTTTGTGCAAAAGAATAACAGTAATGGAATCAATCAGTCTTTCATCACTTAACGGCCGTAAGTACTTCACCTCGGGAATACCCGACGTGACGATATCAGCTACCGACGGCGCCTCACAGCTGGTAACTGTAACATGCGACGGAGAGGAGCTGCTGCAGGAATTGCTGTGGCCGGTGTCGGGCGTCATCACTCTGGCCGAACTCGGAGAACTGCTTGAACCGTATGCCAGGAAAAGCCTCGTCTCGAGTGTGTCGATAACGGCCGGCAGCACGTCGGCCACGTTCTCGGTGCTCTATTCCATGTGTGATGTGGGCGTATCGGCCGAACAGTTCTACGGCAGCTATTTTCTCAGTATCCTGATGGGCACGAAAGTAACCGCCAGAGGCAGGCGCGAGCTGCTGTGGTATTACGGTTCAGACACTGCCGGCGTGACTGCCATATATGCCGACGGCAGCACCGGCAGCTTCAGTGCTCCGGTCATCGGTGGCAGCAGCGCCTACACCTGCATCGACGTGAGCCCCGGAAACTTTACTGCGGAAGGTAAACAGCTGGTGGCCTACACGGTCACGGCGGGAAGCCGCACGCAGCGGTTTGACATGGACCTGTCGGAGCCCGACTGTGCGCCGATACTGGAGTTCTATAACTCATTCGGCGTGTGGGAATACATCTACTGCACGGGTACGCATGAGGTGGATTCCGACTTCAGGCGTTCATCGACACGTATCGGCGGCAGGCTTCGATTGTACAAAATCGAGGAGACCCGTGTGTTCAAGGGTGACACGGGTGTCCTGAACAGGGCAATGGCTAACTGGGCAGAGGAACTGTTCCGCTCCGATGATGTATATGTGGTCAATGTTGTGAACGGCAGCATCACCGATGCCAACGGGGGCAAAGAGGTAGTGATTACCGACTCGAAGTCGACCAACAGGAATGACGATGACTTCATGCCGCGCTTCACCTTCTCGTACCAGTATGCGCAGCGCATCCACAACGTGCTGCAGATGGACCGCGTGGGACGTATATTCGACAACACTTTTGATCATACCTTCAACTGATGGCTAAGGAAGCATACCATATCAACTACGTGCTCGAGCGGATAGACCTGGCAGCCAAGTACAAGCAGCAGGTAAGACTGAAGGCATGGAAGAAAGAGAACGGCGAGGTGGTGGACTACTACGGATGGATTCCCACCGGCTCGCACTGGCGGGGAGGCATCCACAGACTGCTGAACCCCGCGAACGGAGAGATAAGGGCCGTCATCGACGTGCTGATATTTGAATATAATCAACACCCAGTATACCTATGAACAACGGTAAGCAGAAAAAACAACAGATGATTCCCATCGGTCGCCGTGACGGATGGACGCGCTACGGGATAGCACCCAATGGCGTGGTGGACCTTTCCGAGCAGGGAAGCCCCACGACCAAGTACGAGGAGAGCCGCGTCGTGGTGGAAGGCTTCGATGAAGAGATAAACTATGTGCCTGTACAGATAGGCAAGGAAGTATATGAATACGTGCCATACGGTGATGATGACCAACTGCCGTTCAGGGTGATGAACCGTATCGGCGAGAACATGGTGACTTCGCAGTGCCAGCTCTTCAACGTGCAGGCCTGCTATGGTCAGGGCATCCGCTTCGTTGACCGCGTAACGAAGCTGGATACGCAGGATCCAGACATCCGCAGCTTCTGCCTTAGGAACTCGCTGCATGAACTGTTCCTGGAACAGGCTACGGACATGAAGTACTTCTTCACCACCGTGACAAAGATTGTCCTCAGCCGCGACCATCGGAGGATCGCACAGGTGCGCCACAGGGAGACTTGCTACTGCCGCTTTGCCCGCAGGCAGGGCGAAAAGCACATCCGCTATGTGCTGTACGGCGACTGGCGCGAGGGTGCGCCTGATCCTACGGAGATAGAGGTGTTGCCGCTGCTCGACTTCTTCGATCCTCTTGGCGACCTGATGGTTCGTATGGGCAGAGAGCCTGACCCTATGACGGGCTCGCACCGGAAGACACCGGCAGACGGGCGCGACTGTGAGTTCGCCATCGTGTGCCGCATGGCCACACCGGGCAGGCAGGTGTACTCCCGGCCACATTACTTCTCGGCTTTCGCTGATGCTTGGTTCGATATCTACGAGCTGATAGGTATCGGCAAGCGTTTCATGATCAAGAATACGTCGGCTCCGCGCCTGCAGATCGAGGTGCATGATGACTACTGGGACCAGGTGTGCGACCATGAGGGCATAGTGGATGAGGAGGAACGCAAGGAGCGTATCAAGAAGGAAAAGCAGCAGATTATCGACTTTGTCTGCGGACCAAAGAATGCAGGAAAGGCGCTCATCAGCGGCTACTACGTAGACCCGTCGGGGAAGGAACATCCCATGGTTCGCGTCATCAACCTGAATCAGGGGAAGAAAGAGGGTGGCGACTGGGCAGACGATATGCAGGAGGCTGCCAACACGCTGTGCTTCGCCTTCGGTGTGCATCCCAACCTAATAGGGGCCACGCCGGGCAAGAGCCAGATGAACAATTCGGGATCAGACAAGCGCGAGTTGTTCACCATGAAGCAGGCCCTTGAGAAGCCCTTCCATGACGTGATGATGAAACCGTACCATGTGGTGTCTCATTACAATGGATGGAGTGACAGGGTGACTGTCGATGTGCCGATGCTGATGCTCACAACGCTCGATGAGAACAAGGATGCTAAGAAAGTAACGCCAAACAGCAATAAATATGGAAATAACGAAAACTGATTTTGATAGGATAATGTCGGTTGCGAGCTCTGCACATATGGAGGTGTATGAGAAGGTGAAACCACACTTTATGGCAACCTATGAGGAGTGTAAGGCAGACGTTCTCGGATATGTGGGGACGTCTGCCGCCGAGAGGGGTGACAATGAGCCGCTTGTTAGGGCCGTCAAGCAATGGGTGGCCATCCATGCCTTCCTCGGCGTTTTCCGGCAACTCGACCTGGTACTGACACCTACGGGCTTCGGCGTGGTCAGCACAAATCAGATGGCCCCTGCTTCGAAGGCGCGTGTAGATGCTCTCATCGGACACTTACGAGACAGTGCGCTCAAGGTGCAGGGCTTGCTGCTTTCGGAACTGTGCAAGGTGGAAGGATGGGGTGAGACAGATCAGGCCAAGGAGAACATCGATACGCTGTTCTTCGACTTCCGGATGCTGCAGAAGATGCAAGGCCCTGCGGCTACGCACCTGGACTGGATGGCAGCACAGTACCATATCGGCGAGGCGGATGAAGCTCTTCGCCGGAAAATCAGCAACCAGTATATGGAACAGCTGCTGAAGGAGGTGCGCTGCGCACTGGTGACTGCCGAGGACAGCCCCGTCATCTTCCTGTGCCGCCATATCATTAACCTGTGGATAACGGGCAACCGGGCTGCCGTGGATCTGAAGATGCGGCGCCTGCTGAACATGCTCGACGCAGAAACTGAGAGATATGCTATCTATGGGAAATTCGGATATCCTGTTAACCATCATGAAACTTTTCAGAACACTGAGGACGCACCGGCCTACATTTTTGGCTGACGGCTCGATAGACCTCTATGCGCCTACAGAGTGGCGCAAGATGACGCAGGAGCAGCTGCGCTATGTGCTGACATTGCTGTCGCTATTCAGCGAGCCGGCAGTGGTGAAGACTTATATGCTCATCCGGCTGGCAGGCATCCATGTGGAGGGCGATACTTTCCGTGTGGTGCACGGGCAGCCGAAGAGCTTCCGGTGCTGGTTCCGCACGGCATGGTGGAAGCCGCGCCACTGGTTCACGCTCGAGGCGTGGCAGGTGCAGGGCATGATATCAAAATTCGACTTCATTGACCCGTTCGACGGCATGGATGTGCGGCTGGAGCGCATCCACGGCTGTCGGGCGGTCGATGATATCCTGGACCACTACCCGTTCGGCGACTATCTGATGGCAGAGCAATACTACCAGCTGGCAGTGAGCAGCGGCAAGGCGGAGATGATAGAGCGCCTGGCATGCTTCCTGTATGTGCGGCGCAACGGTAAGCATCCGGCGCGGATGAAACTGTCTCCCGCCGAGCAGATGGGGACGCTGCGCTGGTTCGCACATGTGAAAAGCGTATTCGCCGAAAGGTGGCCACACTTTTTCCGTAAGGTGGATGCGGACATAGGGGAGATGGATGTCGACCTGATGGGCGCCATGGACGCACAGATACGTGCACTTACCGAGGGCGATATTACCAAGGAAGAGACCATCAAGGCCCTGCCCTGCTGGCGGGCGCTGACGGAATTGAATCAGAAGGCCCGCGAGGCCAAGGAGTTTCATGATAAATACGATAAGATATGATATTCGACGCACTTTCTTATTTCAAAGGTTTGGCAGAGCGAAACCGTCTTTGCATCGAACACGGATTCAAGGCCGTGTTCTGTTCTGGCCCGGACAGCATCGAGGGCATCGTTCAGGAGTTCCAGAAGACGGCCAACTTCGTGATGATTGACGACACGACCGACCAGAATCTGTATTCGGAAGGGGTGTCGTACTTCAAGCGACGCGTATATACTGTATTTATCCTTGCTGCCTACAGGTGGGATGACATGGAGGACAGGGAGGAGAAGCTTAATATCTGCAGGGAGATCTTCCAACAGTTCGTGCGCCGCATGATATGGGACAGAGAACAGCGTGAGAATGAGGATGACGACTTTACCTTCCTCAACGTAGAGAAGATATACTCGAAGGAGTTCGGACGCTACACCATGAACGGTGTGACAGGACTCTACTTCATGGTAGAGAACGACGAACCGGAATCAATGGAGTACGAGGACGAGCGGCAGTTTCAGAATGAGTGGGTAACTGAGTGACGGAAGACAATGGGGACACATGCAGAACGGATGAAGGCGCAGCAGCGCGGCTTCGGCAAGGGTAAACTCTACCAGTTCGACCCGCGTGAAATCGAGCAGTATGAGCGTGGCTGGTCGAGGATGATGGTTGACATCTGGAGGGAGAAGATCTCACAGCTGAACATCACCGACACGGGCGCACTGCAGGGGTCATTCCATGAACTCGTTTCATCAGGACGTGTGACAACCATCGAGCATAAGTTCCTCCAGTATGGCATGTTTGTCGCAGCTGGTGTAGGAAAGGGCTTCGCACATGGCAACGGGGGCGACCTCCTGTTTATGGGTGACAAGTACCGAGAGGGAAAGCATGCCTATGGTGCACGTCAGGTGGGAGCGGGATTGTCAGAAGAACACATGCGAAGCCCGAAGTTCGAGGAGGTGACGGTGCAGCGCGGCCCGAATGCGGGAAAGCGTGCTGCCCTGACGTCAGGACAGAAACGCATGCCCCGCGACTGGTTCTTCAAGAAGTACTACTACAGCATCCGCAGACTGAACCTTACCGAGGCAGAATTCTACGGGAAGGCATACCAGGGCCTCACGGCTTCGTTCCTCGACGAACTGTTCACGGGCACCATCCGATCCAACAGGTTCTGATGTTTTTTTATCCTCAAAATTTAAGAAGTATATTCACACAAAAATAAAAATATGGCAGACAAGAAAGAGATCAGTGAGCTACAGTCGATGTTCGATATTATTCGTAACGAGAAAAGGACACATGCGAACACTGCGGAGAGGATAGGTAACGCTTTCCTCGCCATACTGCCGTATCTTGGTGATTATATAAGAAAGGATGAGCCGGTGACGCTGCAACACCTGCTGACCCTCCTCGACGGGGTGGCATTCGGCGATGGCATCAGTGGTATCGACGCAGAGGGCGTGGCGCAGCTGCGGGCATTGCTGCTCGAGAACGCCTCCATTGACGCTGATGGTAAGGCTGAATTTAAATCCGTGCTGTCCGAATTATTCTCCAGTCCCGGATTCACACAGGGGCTTACGGATGGTTCGGGTGCAGGCATCTACCGCGACCCAAATGGCAAGTGGGTGATAGAGGCTGATAAGCTGATTGTTCGGCTCAAGATGATATTATCCATGCTTGAGGTGCGCAGGCTCTCCTATGTCGGCGGCGACCAAGTGCACAGTTCGGCAGGCTCGCATATCACCAAGACGCGTATACTGCCTTCGGGTGACATCCGCTGCTATATCCTCGCCGATGATGGCACCACGCGCACGATGAATGACTGGCGTATAGGCGACCAAGCGAAGTGCAAGACTGATAATATCAAGGATGGTGTGTATGAGAATGTCAGCAACAGATACTATTGGCGGTTAGTGGTCAATACAGGTGAGGAGTTGCTGGATGACGGAAAGGTGTACAATTACGTAGACCTGTCCGACACCCGAGGCACGGTCAGACTGACAGTTGACGGTGTGGAGCATACCTGTGTGGGCTACGACACCTCTGTAGACAATGATTTACCGGCAGAGGGCGACGATATTGTACAGTTGGGTTCGCAGACGGATAGGGAGCGCCAGTATGCCTATGTGGTATATGTCAGTGAGGGTAAGAGGGTTGATTATGCAGGCATCAACGACTACGAACTTGATTCCCATATCGTAGAGCTGCATTCCAAGAGTGGCGGTTTTATACATTCCGACAGGTTCGAGATAGTCTCTGCCGCTGGTACGGGTGTTAGCCAGCCGATAGTATGTGAGCGTGGCACATGGCAGAGTGGTTCGGTATACGGGCACTACGACCATGTTTCCCACAACAACGCCACATGGCTGTGCAACGTGGGCAGGGGCATGACCACTACTTCAGAGCCTACAGACGATAACCCCGAGTGGATTAAGGAGACTTACGGGATGAAGGGTGAGGAGCTTACACAACTGCTGCTCTGGCTTACTTCAGGTGATTGGTTCTGGCGGGATGGCCAAAGCATCATTGCCACAGTAGAGGTTGCAGTGGTAAAGGGTGATACGGATATCACCAGCACCATA